GTGCTATAATATATAGTATACTATGTACTTAGTATATTTTATTTTAAATTAATAAACTGTCCTTTAGGAGAAACAGTAATGGAAGATAAAGAACTCGAAAAATTCTATAGAGCTTTTGAGGAAATGTTTAGAACAGAAGGTTGGAAAAACTTAATGTCTGATCTTTCTCAAAATGCAATGCAGATTAATTCAATAGAAGCTTGTAAAGATGTGAAAGACCTTTCCTTTAGAAAAGGACAACTTTCAATGATAGCTAACCTGTTGAATCTTGAGACGCAAATAGAAACAGCCAAGCAACAGGCTGAGGAAGAGCAAGAAGAACTAGAAAACGAAGATGAAATTATTGAAGAGTAATCTAAGTTGGCTATAATAATTGACTTCCGATGCGACAACGGACATACTACTGAAAAGTTTATAGATTCTAAAACTACTGAAATAGAATGTCCTCACTGTTCGTTAATGGCTAGTCGAATCATATCTCCCGTTCGCAGTCTTTTAGACCCCATTTCAGGTGACTTTGCAGGTGCTACCATGAAGTGGGCGAGAGACCGCGAAAGGAAGATTCAAAAAGAGCGTAAGGCTAACTCCTAACCGAACCCTTACATATAATACACCTCCATAATGAGATTACTCACGGAGTTTAATAATGGCAACACTAATAGATGAGCGTCAACCTTTAGACGATACAACTAAAACTGAAGACGTAACGGACATAACTAAACAAGAGCCTCCAGTAGAGCAACCTCTTGTAGATGAACAGCTTACACAGGAACTTGAAGAACAGGAACTTCCTGATAAATACAAAGGTAAGAGCACAGCGGATATAGTGCGTATGCACCAAGAAGCTGAAAAACTCTTAGGTAAACAAAGTTCTGAAGTAGGTGAATTACGTAAAGTTGTTGATGACTATATACAGACACAACTCTCTAACACAGAAGCACCGCAACAAACTTCTGAAGACGAAGTAGACTTTTTCTCTGATCCTGACAAGGCAGTCGAAAGAGCTATTAGCAATCATCCTAAGATTAAGGAAGCAGAACAAGTATCTGCTCAGTATAAACAAACTGCGGCAATGAATGAACTTCAAACTAGACACCCTGATATGCAGGATATTTTGAAGGACAGTAAATTCGTAGAATGGATCAAAGGATCAAAGATTCGCACACAGCTTTTTGCACAGGCAGATCAGCAGTATGATTACGAGGCCGCAGATGAGCTTTTCACTAACTGGAAAGAACGTCAGCAAGTCGTAGGTCAAACTGCCGCTAATGAGAAACAACAACGCAAAGACACTATTAAGGCCGCATCCACAGGCAATGTTAGAGGAAGCGGAGAGCAGTCGGCAAAGAAAGTTTACAGGCGTTCAGACATTATTAAACTTATGAAGGACGATCCTGAACGATACATGTCATTATCCGATGAGATTATGCTAGCTTATCAAGAAGGGAGAGTCCGACACTAATTAATTTTATTTAAGGACTTGTATTATGGCTACATCAACTTATCCCGCCATGGGCGGAGCAGTAGACAACACTAGCGCGGCTACTTTTATTCCAGAGATTTGGAGTGACGAAGTAATTGCGGCTTATCAATCTAACCTAGTATTGGCTAACCTAGTCAAGAAAATGAGCATGACAGGCAAGAAAGGTGACACTATTCATGTCCCTAAGCCTACTCGTGGTTCTGCGTCTGCTAAAGCAGAAAATACTGCTGTAACTATTCAGAATGCTACTGAGAGCGAAATTCAGATTTCAATCAACAAGCACTTTGAATACTCTCGTCTAATTGAGGACATCACTGAAGCACAGGCTCTAGCTTCTCTACGTCAGTTCTACACTGGTGACGCAGGATACGCTCTAGCCAAGCAGGTTGACAATGACTTATTTAACCTAGGTAAGTCTTTAGGAAACGGTGATGGATCAGATTGGACTCACAGTACTGTTTATAACTTTGCAGGTAGTGCTGGTATCGAAGCTTACGCTGTAGATTCAGTAGCTTCTACTGATGTATTTAACGATGCAGGATTCCGTGCCGCTATTCAGGTATTGGACGATGCTGATGTTCCTATGGACAACCGATGCTTTGTTGTCCCTCCTTCCTTACGTAACGCTATTATGGGCGTTGATCGCTACATGTCTTCCGACTTTGTAGATGGACGAGGTGTACGTAACGGTCAGATTGGAAACCTATATGGTGTTGACGTATTTGTTTCTAGCAACTGCCCAATCATCGAAACCGCTTCTGCTAACTCAGCAGGTGGAGATGTTAAAGCCGCTATGCTACTTCACAAGGACGCTATGGTTCTTGCAGAACAGCAGGGTGTACGTTCTCAGACTCAGTACAAGCAAGAGTTCCTTGGTACTCTGTACACTGCTGACACTTTATACGGTACGCAGGTAATGCGTCCTGAAGCAGGTGTTGTATTGGCTGTAAACGGCTAAGTAAGAAAACTAGGGACTCCTCTTTTATAGGGGAGTCTCTTTTTATTTTATTCAACAGAGGCGCTTATGGCTATATTTAGAGGCACAGGTGGTTCGGGTACTTCCACTAGTCTAGGCCAATTAGACGAAATAACCCAACAAGCCCTCATTGCTACTACAAAAGCAAACGAAGCCTCCCAAAGTGCAACTTCAGCACTAACCGCTTTTGATAATTTTGATGACACATACCTAGGTTCTAAAACTAGTGCTCCCACAGCGGATAATGATGGCGATAGTTTAGCGTTAGGTAGTCTTTACTTTGACACTACTTTGGATGTGCTACGTGTATATACAGGAACAGGATGGTCAAGCGTAACATCAAGTGGTCAATTTTTACCTCTTACTGGCGGAACTTTAACTGGCGATCTAAGCTTAAGCAATAATTCGTTTAATAATTTTCAGATTGACGCAGGGAATTTTTAACAAATACTAGGGATTTAAGACAATGGCACAAACAATTCAAATTAAAAGAAGTACAGGCTCTAGCGCACCTTCATCACTTGCAAATGGTGAGTTAGCTTATCTTCATCATGGCAGTAATAAAAAACTTTACATAGGGGATCCTGGGGCGCTAACGGAGATATTAGCGTTATTGGTGGTAAAGACTTTACTGACAAGCTAGACCTCATTGGAGCGGCAAACGGAACCAATGCCGCAGACGCAAGCGTTGTAGCCTCTGCAAATAACTTAGGTGTTATCAGAATAGGCGCTGGACTTTCTATAGCCACTAATGGAGAAGTATCTGCCGATGAAGTAACAGCTACTTCTGTTACAAACGCTGGTGCTTTGATGGACTCCGAAGTTACTAATCTTGCTCAAGTAAAAGCATTTGATTCTTCTGATTACGCAACATCTGCACAAGGTACTCTTGCTACAGACGCACTTCCCAAGGCCGGTGGAACTCTTACAGGCGCTCTTAATGGAACATCAGCAACATTTTCAGGAGAATTAACAGCCGATAGTTTAAATCTGTTAAGTGGTGGCACAGACGGCTCTATCTTAAATGTTGACACAATAGGTTGTGACCAAATCATTGGAGATGCTGATAACAATACTAGCATTAAGTTTGCAGGCTCAGAAACCATTGAATTTAGAAGCAATGGTGATTTAGAAGTAACAATTGATGAAAGCTGTTTGAAGTTACGAACAGGTACTAGTATCAATGAGTTTAGTACTGACGTTAATCTTGCAGGAGACAGTGACGATGCAGTACCTACTGAAAAAGCAGTAAAAGCTTATGTAGATGCCTCAGTTCCTACGTCTGTCGCTACAGCAACTACAGCAACTAACGTAACCCTTTCAGCAGACAACAGCACTAACGCTTCCCATTTCATTCCTTTTGCTAACTCAGCCACAGGTAACCAAGGTCTACAGACTGACAACGCATTGTCTTATAACCCAAGCACTAACGGTTTATCTGTCGGTACTACCGGTAACATAGCCACTGGAACGCTTAGTGTTTATAGTACAATTAGTGGTCCAAGTACCTTATATATTGACCCTTCACCAGACGATACAGGTGAAGTTGGTGGCTCAACAACAGACACAGGTACAGTAGTTATCCTTGGTGACTTACGTGTCACTGGTGAAACTACCACTGTCAACTCAACGACTGTTAGTGTTGGTGACAACGAGATTGTTCTCAATGGTGACCACACAGGTACTCCAACGCTAGACGCAGGACTTAGAGTAGAGCGTGGCTCACTAAATGATGCGTTCTTTAATTGGGATGAATCTGAAGACTCATGGGTCGTTGGTGAAGGTCAGTCTTCCTCACCGTATTTCTACACGCTACTTCACTCGAACAACTTTGAGACTGTTATTACAACAATTGACGGCGGTACTTTCTCATAAATAAATCTCTAGCGTACATACGCACATAAGGGAGCCACATGGCACAGACGATTAAGTTAAAAAGATCAGCTACCACAGGCAATGTACCTACAACTTCTCAATTAGCTTTGGGCGAGTTAGGTATAAACACGACTGATGGAAAGCTATTCCTAAAGAAAAGCGTTAGTGGCACTGAGTCCATCGTAGAAGTGGGTAGCACAGGCTCATTCCTACCGTTATCTGGCGGCACACTCACAGGCAACCTATCACTTGGCGATAACGTCAAGGCTACGTTTGGTGCGAGTGATGACCTACAGATTTATCATGATGGTTCTAATAGCTTCATAGCAGATGTGGGAACTGGTAACTTAGGTATACGGGCAGAAAACTTATTTTTACAAAACGCTGACGGTTCTGCTAACTATGCTACTGCATCTTTAAATGGCGCGTTTACTTTAAGCTATAACAACAGCATCAAACTAGCCACAATCGCCACAGGCATCGACGTAACTGGAACTGTAGTAGCAGACGGCCTGACTGTTGCTAATACTGCGGTCATTGCAGGTGATTTTGACGGAGGCACTGCGGCTACTTACATAAGACTGCAAGATGACACAGATAACTTTTTGTTTGGCTCAAACAACTCATTAGGCAACTTCTTAATTAAAAATGAGACAGCAGATGCTTTAAGGCTGTCAGTTGCTAATACAGGCGACATCAGCTTCTACGAAGACACTGGCACGACTGCGAAGTTGTTCTGGGATGCGAGTTTAGAAAGTCTTGGAATAGGAACAACCTCTCTTACTCCTACGGATGGCGCAAATATTGAGTTAAGCTCTTCAACCAGCTCGAGGT